GTAAGGCTCACGCCCAAAGCGAAGATCACCATTGATGGGATCGTCGCGGTAGTCCATCCAAAGGCTGAGTAGGTTCCATCCTGTGATCAGAGCGCCAGCGAAACAGTCGGAGATCACGTCGTATGCGTCGCCATATTGGAACGCATACATGATCAGTTTCGTATATTGATCCGACGTAAGCTGGTCAGAATTCTCGATCGGGACAGCGACAGAAGACAGTCGATGCTTTTTTTGGTATCCCGTGACCATTTGGATGTTTGGCCTGACGCGATTGAAGACAAATGTGCTTCTGCCTTCAGAAAATAGTGCCTGTTTCTCCTGCTCATCCCACTGATCCCCAAGGTAAAAACGCATGTCGCGTTCTGCTAATGGGAAGAAAGAATTCCAAGCATACCAGGCTTTGTTGTAGGCAGTATCGTACTGAGCTACAATATTCAGGTTGTCACCATATTGTGACGGCACCTGACTGTAACTGTTGTATCCGTACTGATCTGCTACTTGATCCATTGCCATCGCAACTTTCCATAGGGGTATGCTTTTTATTCTTTCCCCCATGGAAAGTTGCGAAGTGGAGGTTGGGGCCTCCTGTGGGATAGCTAGTCCCGACTTCGCGAAAAATAATTTCGCTATTAAGCTTTATTTAAGGCTATAAACAAAACTTTGTATTGTCAAGTTAATACCTAGTCTGATACATACGTTGCATGTCTTCCGCTTCCCTCTCGGTCATTCTGCTGCGGTTTGCTCTATTTTGGCTTATAGCCATATATCTTAAACAATCCATACAATGAGATGACCAATCGTGTACAGGCTTATCGGTGTAGACGTTGAGCCTTTCGTTGTATGCGCGGTGATAATGCTCTGCGCACTTCACAAAATATTTGCACTTAGCCTTGTTGATCCACATCTTAGGCCATAGGTTGCGCGCTAGTTCGATGCCTTCGATGATGGGGATATTTGGCACTATCTCGAAGAGAATGCCAAGTTCTCTTGCAACTTGCCAACGGCTTTGCGCGCCTGTCCCAAGCTCGCGAACTTGGATATCGTGGGGAGCAAAATGGCTGCCATAAATCCAATTGTTCTCATTTGCCTTCTCCTGTATCACTCGTGCGTAATGTTGCAGTCCTTCCCCTTCGTTTTGATACATGTCCAACAGGTGCAATTCATTTCCGCATTGCTGCGCGAATAGAACAACGGATGGATCTGATATGCCAATATCCCAATAAGTATTAACCACAGTAGCCGTATCGTATACGACGTTGGTAATGCGACCTTCGAGTTCGGCTTTGTCGAGTAGTTTGGCATAGACGGAGCCCTCAATACCTTGTTCAAACGAACAATAAAATTCTTGTCTGATGAGGTGCTCGCTCATGCCCTCATCGCGTTCTTTTTGGATGTCCTCTTCGGATACGACGCCTGTATCTTCAACCGTTATCTTCTGGCAGAACCAATCGGCGTTGTCCTTTGCCATATTGTACAGTTCGTACGCGTGGTTCTTGCCTCTCGGGGTGAAATTAAACACCGCCCAGCCACCGTTTTCACGTAAGATCGGACGGGTGAGCGACCAAGCCGTCGGATCTTGCAGGCTATATTCGGAAAATATGCAGCCGATAGGGTTGATGCCCACGTTCAGTATCGTATCCGTTCCCATAATCTGGATGAGTGAGCCGTTCTTTAGGCGGATCTTCATCTCCTGCGCGTTTGGCACGCCATCGATCAGCTCTTTAGGGATGTAATCGATGAACCGCCTGCCATTCTTGTCCGCTCCATCCCAAAGGATACGACGGCCGAGACGCGAAGTGGGGAAATAATACACATATGTGCCTACTCGATGCCAATATGCCATCTTGATTAGCCAATTCCAACAGACAATCTCTTTGCCTGCCCTGCGATGCCAGACCAGAACGGCGCGCTGGCACCCTTCATCCATGGCACGCAAGAACGGAATTTGATACTCCCTAGGATCGAAGTCGGGGATCTTAATAGCCATTATGCATGCGCCACATAGCTTTTAAGATACTCACGCTTAAACTTCTCTACGCCATCCGAAGCGCCTTGTCTAACCGCTTCCTTCAGCCCTTCGCAGGACAGTAGGTTCTTCTTGATGATGTCGCGGATATCATCTTTGGTCATGATCGTGTCCCACATCGCATCGGCAAACAAAGAAGAGCGAAGGATATAGGTCAGCGTCGCTGCTACATCCCAGTTCTTCAGCTTGAGTTCCCAGGCATCACGAATAGCGCGATATTCATCGCTTTCGGCTGCCCTTTGCTCCTCAACTATCATCGCCATCTTCTTCTTGGTAATAACGTCTCGGGCTTTCCAGTTCTTCTTCGCCATTGAGTCCATCACTGGCGTCTCTTCGGTCTGGGCTGTCTCTTCCGTTTCCATCTTCTTCTCCATCGTTTTTCCATTTAGGACGCGAGTTCTTCTCGGCATAGTTTACGAGTTGGATTGTCTGTGCCCCATCGTGCTGCACCTGCTTCTTCTCATAGATGCCATACTGGCTTAGCAACAGCTTAGTGATCGACGGATTGAGCTTGTTCATCAAGCCTCCCTCGATTAGCTTGTTCTTCTGCCAGTCTTTCGCATGCTCATACACCGCGCCGAATGCTGGATACATAGCCGCCAATCTCGACATATGCTGAGGCGTAATCATTCTTTCAAGCGCGAACTTCTCGAACCAAATGCTGGTTGGGTTTTCAATCCAATCGAGCAGGTCGCTGCTTAGTTTATTGATCGCATCTTCTGTCCATCTCGGTGGCTTATGAGGAACAGCGTTGCTCATCTCATTCATGCGTTTGAAATGAGCATATCGTTCTTCCTTAGACAGTTTGTTAGTCCAGTTCGGCTCTCCCTTTTTAGTTGACATCTCTCCCCCAGTGGCGGTTAATTGTAAGACGTCTTACATTCGTTGCGCGCCCAACCTGTATTGTTAAATCCCCTTGAACCAGACGTTTCCTTCTTGAACCACTGGTTTAATGGATCACTCTTCCGTTTCAGACTGCTTGCCTGATTCTGACACTTGATGCACTGCGCACCTTTGGGGTAGAACTCGCACTGTCCCTTCTCTTCACCGCATTTACTGCACTTCTTCTTGAACACGTGCGCGCCTCCTACTACCCCTCTTTCTTCTTCTTTCCTGCGGCAGCCATCTTAGCCATCTTCTTCTTGCCGTACTTCTTTATGCCAACCGATGCAGCAACAGCCGCTGGATTCTCGGCGCCAGCCGCTGCAGCTTTCTGCTCTATAGCGTTGAATCGCTTGCCGCTTCCGAGCTTGGGTTTTTTCTTTTCTGCCATGATTCATCTTCCTCTTCGTCTTTGTTTATGAGCATGTACCTCACCTGCTCGGCGTGTATCCAAATCCCAGTGGACTTGTCTTTGTTGAAATAGACCTTGTTAACCCCGATATTCGCAAGGAACGGATCCAAATCGTCGTCGTCCATAGCTATTGATATAAGCTTGTCATCGAAAAATTTAAAGTGGACTGTGTACATACGTATCTCCTTCGGGTTCATCGGGCAAATGGATCTCGCGGATAGCGGTATAGATATCGCGCATGTCCTCGCTCAGTATCCGCATCTCATCGACTAAGCATTTCAGCTGCCAGCTGATCGTCTTCAAACTCTCTTCGATGCTAGGAATCTTTTGCATGTATGTCGACTCCATAAAAGTTATTACGTACTAGTCCAGCATAAATCTTGCAATGAGCTTTTTTATGCGTATCGATGTATCTAAATACGGCTACCGTATTAAACACATAATCTTTAGGCCGCACCTCTTTAAAACAAACCTTGAAGACTGGATTGCCATAGCGTATGAACTTCAGCAACTCACCCTTCTTGATCGATGGATACTTGGCCTCGAACTGCGACGCACCCAGCCATTCGTCTACGATATTCATTGGCTTGATAGGCTCGCCCAGCAGGAACTTAGTTAGGGACTCAAGGAGCCTCCAGCCTGGGGAGTTCGTGCCTGGCGCGCTTTTACAAGCTTCATACTTCTCGCGTATATCGTTTTTATACAAACGGTCTATAAGATCTGTCATACTTACCTACTTAATTAAACCTATATTGCGTTCAACGGCACTTCCGCTGTTATATCTGCATCTGCTCGCAGGTTCTCGTCCACTAGGTCAGTTGCGTTGCCATGGGTGCTTATATTTTGCATAGATATAGTGCATCCAGTAAGGGCTAACCAAGGCACGATAATAAGATTAATCATTTTCATTGAAGTTACATCCTCTTTTTTCCAATATCTTACAAATTTGCGTTCTAAGTTCTAAAGACTCTTCTCTTTGGCTATTACAAATGCACATAGCAAGAGAGAGGGTATCGGTCTGTACGCGGAATAAGCTCTGTAAGACAATCAGCATCCTGTCATATGCATATAGGTCTTTTTGTTTTTCATATATATCAAGAGCAGTGCTTACTATTTTAATAGCTTTTTCGACACTTTCTTTAATTTTGTTACACTGATTCAGCATTTGGAAGCTCCTTCGCTAGTTGTACTGATTTTTTCCAGAATTGTGGGTACTTTCGAGCTATCACACCTAAAGCGATGGCATGTTCATCGGCTATTACAGACAAGAGGATAGCGGTACGAGCTAGACGGACGCCTTGGGCATCGCCTTCTTTCACGGCTGCTTCTACCCAGTCGTCATCAGGCCCGACGTTGTACAACTCAAAAAGTTTGTAGGTGTCCTGTAAGAAGTTGAACAGTTCGGTAGGGCCGAAGACTTCGAGGATCTTTTCAGCCTCTTCGTGCAGTTCGGGTTTTTTCTTTGCCATTATGACGATCTCCGTTCTAGGTTTGAGCGAGTAAAATTTATCGCTAGCGAGTTTTGTGACTTGACAGTCGTCTTCCCAAAATACTTTTGTTAGGCAGTCGAGGTAGAATTTCTCGACGTTATCCAAATCTGGTTTCTTGTTGCAGTGATCCAACCCCCATAGAAGGCGGTTCTTTTGCCTTCTGTTGAGAGATTGCGGTATAGCAAGGTAGAATGTCATCTTAACCACGAATGCGCGATTACAGGCCAATTCTGACAGTTCTGTAACAATGTGCTTGTTTTTGCTATCCCAAGCCTTACTCATTTGAAATGCGATGGTCGCGCCAATCTCCTCTTTGTCTTTGGCACAGGGATCGTATCGAATGGTAAAATTACCCCGTCTTGCGTCGCGGTGTCGCTTCTGAGCTATCGGGATTCCTTCGATTACAAATTTCATTCTGCCGCCTGCTTTTCAAACTTAGCGCCCTTGAGCCTTTTGCTTTCGAGGTATAGCGCCTTCATTCGGCGGATATCGTCGTTCAGGTTGCCAGTCACTTTCAGCTCCAGTAAATCGGAGTGTCTGGCGTTCCAAGCGTTGAATTCGTCCATCGAGTAGGTGCTAGTCCGGTAGCCAAAAGCCCAGAGGCTGAACAGGTTCTGCTCCAGCTTCATATCGTCCACTAGCAGATCGTCCGCCGTCCAGTTGAACAGCCATCGAATGAGTCTTCTAATCATATTTGTCAGCTCCGTCTGATAACACTTAGGTTCCTACTACTTCAATCCTAACTTTCTTAGAGCGCTGTCCACTTGGTGCTGGAATCCATGTTCGTTGTAGGCGATCGAAGACTTCTTGATCCAAATGCAAACATCGGAAGCGGCTACATCACAAATGCCGCGATCACTGTACGAATCGGCTAGCTTCTTTGCCCATTCGCGATTTGTGTCTATCTGATTTTTTACTGCACCTACTGGTGGAGAAGGTGGCACATTTGCCGAGGCGTTAGACTTTTGCCACTGAGCGGAACGAGCTGATGCGTTGGCGACTTTGTCCTGCTCTCTGCCGAGCCATCTGGCGATGAAGGCGCCGTACTTCGATTTAGGCGCATCGGCTGGATTGTTGATCAGCCATTCGCGCATTTCGCGCAGCTGCTGTTGGATTTCGACAGAAGGGTAAGTCTCGGCCCAACGGGCCACGTCTGCTTCAGTGATACCTATCCAATCTTTAGCAGATTTATCAAACCCGATGGTTGGCGGCGAACGCGTAGCGCTTCGCTCCGCAGCGGCTCCGCCGCCAACGGTAGTTGGTTTCTCTAGTGGGTTTTCTTGTGTATATGAGATCTGGCGTGGGGGCCTCGTGGAAGAGGCGGCCATCCCTCGTGGATGTGGCGAATTTGCCTCATCGTAAAGATTTTTAGAAACACTGATAATTGACTGATCGGGCACCGAGTACCACGATGTATGATCAAATTTGCTTTTGTTGAAGCTGGATTTTATTACGAGCCCTGACTTTACGAGATCTTCGACTGATCGCCTGACTTGGTCTTTTGTGAAATAAGGCATATAGCCTGACATCTTTTCAAAAGAATTGTACATCCATGTTTTTTCTTGTTCAAAATTCTTACCTTCAATGAAGTTATGTCGAAGCCAATATAGGATGTGGTTGTATACGATGGCGGCATTAACCCCCACCTCGGAAGCTACTCCTGTATCGAACGAATGTGAAAATCCACTTATGAGTTCAGCGTGGTTCAATGTTGACTTATAATCCTCTTCCATAGTACCCTCTGGTTAGGTATTTGATGGTATTTAGGCGTCGTTTCTGCGGCGCCTTTTTTATTTTGCACGCCTGCTTTCAGCGTACTTCTCGTACAAGTTCTTCAAGGCTTCGGCCTTTATCCCATACCGCTTGCCTAACACATCGTACTCATGTCTCCTGGGCGGCCACCTAAAGTTGCCAGTCTCAAGATTCATCAATCTCGTTAGGGTGAGTCCTGTTTGCTCAGCGACTTCGGTTCGTGCCGCACGTTCAACTTCACGTAAGAAGCGTAAAAATTCAGGAAACTCATAGGCCTCCATATAGGCGGCACTCTCAATAACCGATCTTTGGAAGGCCATAAATTTCTTGTTCTTTTGCATACATGCTCTCATTCAATTGTCAAACATGTTTCCATACGATTATTTAACGTTTGGCAAAAATGCATCTCAAGCGTTATATTCGGTATGCAAACTACAACGGGGATTGGCTAAAGTTCTTAACTTTTAGCAAATTTCAGCAAAAAAAAAGGCTTTTTCAGCTTTATATATGCTTCAAGGGCTTGTTTACACGCATCTTGCTGCAAAATACAAAGGGGTCTCAGCGGTTTTTTTGCCCTCGGTCGCGAAACCGAGGGGTGTGTTGGCGTGTGTTTACAGTCCGCGAATCGAAGGGTTGGCTCCCAATCGTTTCACATTCAGAAGGGCAGGTTAGCTACCTGCCCTTCTCAATTTCCTGTAGGTCTAAATTACTTGACAATCCTTATTTTCTGCTAGCGAAATCCTATCATCGACCTTATTTGCCGCTTCTAGCGGTATCTCACCCAATATTTCTTGTAAAGTAACTTCCCCAAACGTCGCTCTTTCAATATCTTTTGCCAATCTTTTACTTGGCTTTTCTGTCTTATGAACTATCCTCGACATATATGTACGAGTGATTTCTAGCTGCTTGGCGAACTTCGTTATGCTTATGTATCGCCTAAATAAATATTCACGTAATTCCATTATATCCTCCATGGTTGGCCTCACTATATACGGACGTGTACTTTTTATGCAACCGCAGAAATAGCGAACGTTTGTGTTGCATAAAAAGAGCACACCTGTTATATTTAAGGTATCGAAGCGAGCAAGCCTCCCTGATGACCGCCCCACCGAGGACGGCAGGTTGTAGCAGTAAGCAAGATAAATTATAAGTTAACCATCAATGGGAGCCAAACCATGTTAGACCAACACATAGATCCAGACTACTTCGAAGAGCACGAGTGCAGCAATTGCGACTGCAACAAGAATGCAATTTCGTTGAGCAACGCCCACTACTGGCTAAAGGCCGTAATGAGCACCGTATCCAGACATATGCTTGATAAGAAGTTCTTCCCGATCGAGCACCCAACAAAATGGGCAACAGATCAATTCGAGTTCGAGATCGAAGAGCTATGCCACTGCCTAGGGGTTAAGTTCGACAAACAAAACTTGGCCGAATGGGCCGCGTTGGCGGAGGGATAAGATGTCCTACTACCATGTAACGGGCGTCATCAACGGACGCAGGTATTATTACCCTACGTCCGACTACGAATTAGCGGTGAAATTATTCATCGCTAACGGATTCAATAGCATCTGGTCGGTTGACGCGGATGGCAAAAGAAAGTTAATCAAAAGAAAATAACCTTGGGAGCCAAACCATGAAAAAATCAGAACAAATAAACGAATTAGCAACAGCATTAGCAAAAGCGCAGGGGGAAATTCTCCCTGCCGCTAAAGACGGATTGAACCCGCACTTTAAATCCCGCTATGCGGATTTAGCTAGCATTAGCAACGCATGCCGCCCCGCTCTTTCAAAGCACGG